TTGCGCCTGCCCAGTCACGATCAAGGGTAGCCGGAGGCGGCCTGTCTGTTCGGTCATGTCATACTCCTGTCGTCACGCCGGCGAACCGCCCCCAAAGTGGAAAGTGCGCCTTGCGGGTGCGCCTTCCCCCCGCCACTCGCCGACCTGCGCGACGGTCACATCGACTTCATCTGGCAGGTTGCCGAAGGTATCGACCTGTTCGGCGGCACTTATCGTAAGCTGTGGCAGATCCGTTTGCCGTTCAAAAACAGCAGACCCGGCGGCAAGGCGGCAGATATAGGCTTCACGCACCTCGCCGAGTGGCACATCGCCGCTATCGGGCCAACCAAAACCGAAACGGCTGCGACGTATCCAGGTCAGCGCTAGGCTGCCGTCGGCCGAGCGTCGTGCGGTCAGGTGGACTGGCGCGAGGGGCGCTGCGCCGCGGCCTGTCAGAGTAAGCAGCTGCTCCGGCGCGGCAAGAAACGACTCGTGCGGCGCAGCGACCTTGAACCGCACGGTTGAGGCGCCCGTATCAAGTGGCAGATCGACCGGCAGAACTCCATCCGCCGAAAGCAGGATGAAGGGCGTTCCTGCCGGATGAACGCTCGATTCGCTGCCACGCCGGCCGCGCAGCAGACGCGTCAGCCGAAAGCGCTTGGCCGCAATGGCCTCGACGCTGCCGAACTGGATGAGTTCGCTGCCAATGCGGGCCAGGTTCGCGCCGGCAAGGACCGAAAGATCGCTGCGCGACTCAAGCCAGATGGCGGGCGACACCATTGCAACCTCGATGGCATTGACGTCGTCCCAGCAAGCCGCATCACCGGAGCCAGTCGAGGCGGCAAGCGTTCCAATGGCAGCTGGTCCGCCAACGGTGCCGGCATCCTGCCAGGTGGCACCGCCGTCACGGCTGAACCAGGCGCCGGCGCGGCGCCAGCCGGCACCGCTTCCCGCCGCGGCAACACGTACCCGCAGCAGGCCCGCCGGCTCATCGCCGAGCGGATATGATTCGAAGACCTCGGCAACTGTCGTGCCCTGCGGAAGGCCGAGGTTGCCATCCGCACGACCAGGCTCTGCGGGAACTGCCGGCGTTGCACCTGTCAGCGGCTCCAGCTCAAGCTCGACCCGCATGGCTTCCAGCCGCATGTTACGTACGACCACGGCCGCCCCATCGACCAGAATGCGATCACCGGGCGATGCAGCGATACCGCGGACACCGATCACACGGCGCAGCGACGTGCGGCGCGTCCAACGTCTTTGCAGCTCCGCCGTCGCCGCCGCCTTTGCAATGCTGGCATCGATTGCCGCCGGCAATTCGATCGCGTCGGCAATCGCCGCCACAGGCGCCGAGCGCAGGGCGCGCTGCAGTCCGGGCTGGAAATCGCGCGCCGGATCAAGATAACCGATCGCGATTGACGTGGCGGCGGCCGCGGCGCGGCCGATGCGGCTACTGCTCTTCACTGGATCGACGATATCACCCTCGTCGATCGCAAAGTCGGTGGGTACGGCATCGTCGGCCAGCAGCAGCCGCCCGCCCGCCTCGCGAATGCGTATCGGCGTTAACAGCGACAGCGTGCCAACCCAGTCGGCAAGCCGCGCCGGACGCGCAGCGAAGAAACCGGTAACACCATAAGCAAGTCCAGATGTTTCGGCAGACACGGACGTTGCTGTCAGCAGGTCGGTTGCAATCTTGCCGACGGTCGGATCTGTTTCGTCGGCGATGACTTCGAAGCTGAGGTTCGGGATACGGTTGGCAAACTCGCCAAGCTCAAGATCCTCGAACACAACATAGGCACGGCCCCGATATGCCGGCGCATCGCCAGCGCCTTCGGCAGCAGCGACAAGTGGATCGGCGACATGCCGTTCGTCACCAAGATAGAAGCGGATCTGTCCCGGCGAGGTCAATTCGCCACTCGCATTGCGCAGGACCTTGCCGTCGGCCCAGATGCGCTCGATACGAACGATCGACCGCGCCGACACGAGCACCGCGAACGAGGCTGAATAGCTGTAGCTGGTCGTGCGCCCGCCGCTGCGCTTGCCGCCACTGCTTCGCGCTGTTTCCTTGAGCCCGCGCGACCAGATGATGTTGCCACTCGTCCGCACCCGGCCGTACAGACGTGGGATCGGTGTGCCATACGCTGAACCTTGGACCGAGAGGTCGGAGAGTCGCGGACCGCTGCGGCCTTTGGGTGCAAACAGCGACTGGTCAATGCGGTTGCCGATGGCTGCTCCAACGATGGCGCCAGCTGGTCCGCCGACAATTGCGCCAACCGTAGTCAGGACAAGCGTTGCCATCCATTAGTCCTCCGGCAGCCGCCAGGCGGATGCAATGGTCCAGCCCACCGGAACGGTTGATTCGACGACCCGGCCAACACCGAAGTGGGCGTGGACGAAGCCGCGTTCGGTAACGATACCGACATGGCTGCTGCCACCGGGTATGCGCGTTTCGATGATGTCGCCGGGCATTGCACATCCGGCCGCTATTTGTCGGCAACCGGCTGCAGCGAGTCCGTCAACAAGCCGGCGCTGGTTGTCGCTGCGCAGCGAATAGTCGCTGGGTGCCGTACGCCCGATCCCCGCCGCGCGCGCAGCGACTTCGACAACGCCGATACAATCGAGTGCGACATCAGGGTTCCGTCCTTGTGGCCGCACTGGAACACCAAGACAGCGCCTGGCGCCGGCAACGATGGCATCGGCGGATGCATGACTCATAGTCCTGGGTACTGCGCCACTGAATCGTTGCCGGGGACGTGCGGCTCACCGCGAAAATTCGCTTGATTGGCGAATCTGTCGCGGCAGGTTGCAAAGCGTCGGTCGCAGCCTTCCTTGAGCTGGATCCTTGTGCCGGGCGCAAGACGGGCCGCCACTGGATCGCGAAGTGTCAGGCTGCCGCCTGCCGCCGCCGCGATCTCGATATCGAGGCCCGCAAGCGCGCCGTCGATCGGTCGCAGCCGGCCAAATGCGAAGCGCCCGCTATCGCCGATGGCAGTGACGTCGATGGTCTGCGTATCCACGATGTTCGCAACGACTGCGATCAATGTTCGCGCTGACATGTCGACGCGGCAGCGCTGATCGCCAAGACTGGCGCGGCATTCCGGAGAAGTGAGTTCGATTGGATCGGCGGCCAGCGCGGCAGCCAGCGGCCTGAATTCAGCTTCGAACGCGCTGCCAGTGATCTCGACGCCGCCGATGTAGCCGCTGGCCAGCACCATTTGAGTGCCTGACGGATCCGTCCAATCAACGATCGACAGCGTCAGCCGTGCACCGTCGTAGCGGCCGGCAGCAAGATCGTTGGCCGTGATCGCCTGGCTCGACAGCGCGCCTGACACATCCATGCCGGCCTCGGCCGGGTCATCGGACCAGCCGATCGCGGATGGCACCATGCCGGGCGAGGCGGTATAACGGACACCGCCGAAGGCAAGTGGCCGGTCGTGCGAGGTGAGTGCGACGGCAATGCCGTCAGGACGTTCAACACGCCAGCAGAAGGCGATCGGCATAGCTTCGTTGCTAAGCGTTTCAGCAAGTCGGGATGGCAGCGTCGGCATCAGCCTTCCCTCACTTCGATGAGCGGTACGCTCGGCATCTCGCCGGCGCGCCAGCCGACGAGCGATGCCTCGATGGCATCCTCGGCAAAACGCACTGGAACGTCGAACAGGAAGCCGGCAGTGACAAGACTGCCTGGCACCGGCGCGGTATCGAAGTCGATGGTGCCGGCGTCGCCCAGCGTCCAACCCGAGGCCACTTCGATGCCACCGACGGCGATACGTACGCTGGCTGCCTCCGGCCGCGTAATGCGGCGCACTTCGCCCGCGCCATAGGTTTTGGCAATCAGGAAGCGCGTCGCGACGCCGTCGCCACTGCCAAGTGGCTGGTCAGTTGGCGTCGGCGTTCCGGTCATGTCGTTCGAGCTGTGATCGAAGGGGTCGCGAAAGCGGAAGGCAAAGGCGCGTCCGCGCCGTGCTCGGAAAAAGCCGATCAGTGTCTGCAGGTCGGCTTCCGACCGCACTCCAGGCCCCGCATCGATCTTCAGCCGCGCCTGTGCCCAGTCGATGCTGCGCTGTTCAAAGCCGGCAGCGCTGGTCACCACCTGGGTGGAAAACTGCGGACCGACGCTGGAACCTTCGCCAAGCGCCAGCGGAAACTGGACATCGTGAAAGCCCTGCATGCCGTCGTCCTCTGCATCGACATCGAAGTGGGTGAAGCCATCGCGCATCACCTGCGGGAAGGCCCAGACGAAGCGCTCGGCAACATCGCGCGACTGCGCACTGGAAAGTGCCTCGGCAATCCGCGACCAGAGAGTGTCATTGCCGGCCGTCGCGAAGCCGCCGAAATAGTGCTGGCGGGAAGCGGCATAGCCAAGCGCGGCGTCGATTTCGACCTGCGCGCGTGTCGACGCCCTCGTGTTGCCTGCCATGACAAAGTCGTAGTCCTCGACCTGCAGAATATCGAACGCAGGAGCGGCCCAGGCGGCGGGCATGTTGACCTGCCGCAGCCAGGGCGCATCGCTTCTCAGCACTTGCGGCGCGTAGAACAGAATTGCGACCTTCGCGGCGGGTGCGGCAGCGCGCACAGCATCGCGCATCGCCAGCGTCGCCGTACCGAGCTTGCTGCCGAGCCAGGCATGGTATGCCGCTTGTGCCGGCGTTGGCGTGGCACGCACATCGATCATGGCCGCTGGCGGGGCGAGTCCGGTTTCGGCCGTGTAGGCGGCAAGCGCTGCGGTGTCATAGAAGCAGGGCCGGTGATCATCGCCGAAGCCCGTCCACCACCACGGTTCGCCGATCTGGAAACCCCAGCTACCGTTGGTGGCGCCGATGGCGGCAAAGGCGGTGCCGACCGCCTGCAACCAGGTCATCGCCTCGGCATTCGCCGGTGACAGCAGGGTCGATGGCGGCACCCATCCAGTCAGCGCCGGCGTGCCGTCGTGCGCCCGCTGCTTCCAGGCGGCCGGTGCGTGCTGGTCGAACAGCTCGAACGACAGCGACAGGATGACCTGGATGCCAAGCGCTGCGGCACGCGCGCAAAAATCCTCGTGCCAGCGACGGCACGGCGCGTTCAGCGGATCGCTGGCCGCCGCAACGACAAAGCGCCCGCCGTCCCACGCGAGCCGGAAATAGTGGCTCATCCCGACATAGTGGTTGAACAGCGTGCGGTAGCCGAGCTTCAGGCAGTTCTCGATGACCCTTGCCGGCGTCAGATTGTAGCTGTCGTCATAGCCGCCTGCCATGCGCAGCTCATGCGGCGGCACGAAGGCATCGCCGATGCGCAGCATCGATCCCGGCCCGTCGGCACGGATCGCCTCGATCCACACGGTCGCATCGGCGGCGATGGCAAGCGGCAGATCGGCGCGGGTAAAGCCGCCCGGTACAAGCGAAATGAACATCCGGTCGATGTCGCCCGCCCACACCGGGTCGGCCTCCGCCGGTAGCAGGAAGCCGCCATCCATCGCGTCGAAGTCGAGCCGGATTTCCGCATCGGTCGGTGTCCCGCTGGCGTAGTTCCAGAGCCGCACATACCAGGTGCGTGCGGCGCCTGACGCATCGCGTCCCTCAATGGTCAGCGTCGGACCGTCAAGCGCGTCGAGCGCCCGCACGTCGCCCGCCGAACGCCAGCGGAAGCTCAGCGTCGTGCCACGGTAGTCGCGGGCGGTTTCATAGCCAATGAGCGGATGGTCGAAGCGGTCGACGCTATCCCAGATGATGCCGGCAAGATCATTCTGCTTGTAGAAGACGCAATCGATACGCAGCGCGTCGGGCGCTGGCGTCGTTGCGCTCGCCATCATCGGCCGCGCGAAATCGACTGTCCAGTAACGCGCGTCAAAGCGTTTCATCCAATCCGTGCGCAGCCGGTCATCGCTGCGCGCCAGCCAGAAGCTCATGATGCGTCCGCGCGGATCAGCGCCTGGCGCACCGCGCGCGCAACCTGCCGGCCGCTTTTCGACATGAACGCCGGACTGACATCTGCAGGTGCGTTGACGGTGACATTGATCGTCAGTGTTCGTCCGCTTGCCGCCGTCGTCTCGATGCGGCCGCTTGCCGTCGGCACGAACAGCTCGGGTCCACGCTCACCAACGACATAGGCCTGACCTGGCGATACCGGTCCGCCGGTGGCACGACCGGGGGCGCCAAACGCTGCCGCTGCGACGCTGATCAGTGACGAAAGGAAATTCCCGCCGCCACTACCACCGCCACCACCAAGCGCAGCAATACCATTGCGGATCGTCGCTGCAGCAATCTCGTTCATGACACCGAGTACGGTCCGCTTCAGGTCCTCAAAACCGAACTTGCCCGTCCGCACGAACCGGGAGAGCGCACTTTCCATGGCGCGGCTGGCACGTTCAGCACCGGCGGCCAGCGGGCCGTCGAGCAGATCGGTCATCGCCGCAACATCGCGGGCGAACTCGCGTGTGTCGGCACGCACCCTAACCACCATTGTTTCGAACTCATCTTCCATCGGCATGGCTTTCCATCATGCGCTTCAGCGCAGCCACATCCGGCACATCCGGCACATCCGCTGTGCCCAGGCGCGCCTCGAGCACCAGCAAAAGATCGGCGGGTGTCGCCTGCCAGAATATCTCCGCCGGCCAGCCAAGCAGGCCGAGCGCAGCACGCGCCGCCGCGATGGCGGCGGTTGCAAAATCACTCACCGACCCGCCAGGATCTGCGTCAACAGCAGCTTCAGCGCCGGCGTTGCCCGGGCCAGGCCGCCGGCAACGACCGCCTCGCAGAACGCCGGCCGCGCCGTTGGCGGCGTCACTGCGCAATGCCAGAACAGCGCCGCCATCTCAGCCAGAGTCAGCGTGCCGGCAGCCGCCCGTTCGACAAGCGCGAACAGCGAACCGAGTTCCGCCTCCGCCGCCACCAGCGCGGCAAAGCTTGGTCGCAGCACGACCTCGACTCCATCAAGCAGGATCGCCGCCTCGCCGCGCAGCGGATTGGCGCTCAAGCGGCCGTCACCGGTCCGGCGCTTTCCAATGCCAGCGTGTAGGTGCGCTCACCGCCGAAGTCGCCGGCATAGTCGAGGCGCGTGACAAGAAACGGCCCCGTCATGGCTTCTCCCGACTCAAAACTCAGTTGATAGCGTGCCACCACGCCGGCAAGCGCGTGGCCCTTGAGCGCGGCCTCCGCTGCCGATCCGTTGAAGACGCCGGCACCCGATACCGATACTTGGCGGACACCGCCGCCCGACAGGATTTCGCGCCAGCCACCCGAGCCCTTGTTGGTGACAACGATCGCGTCGGATGCGATCGACATTTGTGTCGTCCTGAGGCCGGCGAGCGTCTCGAATGTTTCCGGCGACCCGCCGTCGCCAAGCTTCAACAGGAATGCGCTGCCTTTTTCGGCGGCCATGGCAATCTCCTTTGTGGTCGGGACGTCAGAATGCGCGTTCGGTCCGCGCGCGAAATTCGATCCTGCCCGATACCAGTCCGCGCGCAGGATCGCTCCGCGTCGTGCTCTGCACGAAGTCGTTGGTAACGAGATGCCAGCCATCGCCAAGCGTGGCCGGCATGGCCAGCACTGCCGTCTCGACGCTTGCCATCACCGGCTTCACCGCTGCAACCGCATCGCCTGCCATCCAGATGGCGAGCGTGTAGCGATGCTGCCGCCGGGCGTGCGTCTTTGTCGAAATGTCCGTGACGACGTCGGCGCCGACGGTCACATAGGGCAGTACCGCTTCTGCCGGCGGCCCGTCATAGACGTCGAGACCGGCACCGCGCACAGCAGCGACCAGTGCTTCCTGCAGGCGCAGCGAAACAGTCATTTCGGGACTCCTGTACCGGCATGTCTCATCGCGTCTCGGCTTCCAGCACCAGTACGCCCGGCCTTGCAGGGTCGCGCGTGGCAGCGCGCACGACCATCTGCACACCGCGCCAGCGAAGTCTGGCGCCAGCACCCGCGATAGCCGTGCCGTCGCGCAGAACGATCCGGTAGCGTGCCGGCGCGTCCAGCCGATCGGCCTCAACGCCCGCGCGCGGCGGCAGCACTTCAACGGATGCCCAGAACGGTTCGCCGGCAGCGGGATCGCCCGTCGCTGCACCGGCCGCATCGCGCGGCCGGGATGCCTCCAGCGTCACTTGTTCGCGCAGGATGCCGGCAAGTTCGCCGCTCATGACAAACGCATCCGTCGCCACGGCCGCCACAGTGCGGCGACCGCCGCTGGCGGGCCAGCGTCATTGGCGGCATCGCGGTGCGCATAGAGGTGTGCAGCAAGCCGCACGATGCCCTGGCGCAACGGTTCAGGAACGCCGTTCCAGTCAGTCGCCAGCCCCGCGGTCAGCATGACCTGCGCACGGCCGCCGCCATCGACGCGGACCCAGGCATCGCCGCAGGCGTCAATCTGCGCTTCGAACGCAATCGCCGTGCCGCTCGCGACGTCGCTGACGCTGGTTACCGCTGTCGCCGGACTTGCCGTCAGCCGGCACCAGTCGCCGCCTGCCGCAATTGTCTCGCTCGTACTGCGTTCGATCAGCAGCTGGCCGGTAAAGGCCTCGCACAGCGCTTCTGCCGTCCGCACGAGCTGCGCCAGCAGTGCATCTTCATCGCTCGTTTCGATCCTCAGATAGGCCTTGAGTTCGGCAAGGCTGACCGTTGCTGCGCTCATCGCCGTTCCACCCGGATGGTGATGGCGCGCTCGTCGACGTTGCCGTCATCGCGCTCGATACGGTTGCCGATGCGGTAGACGCGGCCGGTGACGCCGCCGGCAAGCGTTGCTGCCGTGCGCGTGTCCTCGCGGAGGCTCGCGGAAAGCGCAATGCCGCCGGGTTCGTTGGGCACCACCGACCAACTGCTGCTGACGATGCGTGCGCTGCCAAGCCCGGCCTGCCAGTCGACGACATAGTCAAGACTGGAGGCAGGGTCTTTCAGGTAATATCCCATGGCCGTCTCCGGATCTTTGCGGTTCAGATGCTGCCGACACGCAGCGTGCGGCGGTCGGGCCGCAGCACGTAGCGCGCGGCGGCAGCTGCCATTCCGGCGCTGCCTGCGGCGCCAAGTACAGCGCCACCGCCCAAGACCGGATGGCTGGTGCCGTCGGCGGCAAGCAGTGCCTGCGCCGCGAGCGGTGGTTCACTGGCAATATGATCGTGGCGCGCGGAGAGCGCAGGCAGAGCGGCAGCCGTCCCGAACCAGCCGGTGTCCCACATCTCGTCGAGGACTTCGCGCGCCGCGCCGTTGGGGACGGCATAACCGACGCGCACCTCGCCCGACGCGTCGAAGAAGCCGGGGCCGCCGAGTGCATATTCCAGCGTCTCGGAAACTGTTGCGCCCAGCGTCTGGACCGCCCAGCCCTGCGCGAACTCGTCGGTCGCCATCGAACTTGCCACTGTCACCGTGCCAAGTTTGGCGTCCATGCGCGCTCGAAACTCCGACAGGTGCGTGCCGACGAGGTAGCGGTAGAGCATGAACGCCTGCGGCCAGGTGGCGGTCTCGATCGACTGGGCACCGTGAAAATCCATGAACAGCGCCGCGCTGCCACCGGTGATGGCAAGGATCGCGGCACGCAGCGCGTTGATCTGCGCCGAACCACTGTCGTCCCAGGCGCGGTTGGGATCTTCGTCACCGGCCTGCTCCTCGGTCCAGCGCTCCTTGCCGTAGCGCCGGCCGAGCGGATTGGCGTTGAAGACATAGGTGTCGAAGCGCTCCAGCTCGCGCTGCCGTCGCGCCTCCTCGCTGGAGCTGGCGTTCACTGTTGTCAGCCAGTCGAGCCATTCGGCGCAGGCATAGTTGCCCTGGTGCTCGCTGGCGTGCTGGCCCATGACGAAGATGCGAAGCCGCTTGCCGATCACCGGCACTACGCCGGTATTGGTCACGCGCACGCATTTCAGAAAGGCGTCAGCGGTCGGCACCTGGTTCTGCTGGGTGCGCGCGCCCGGCTGGACACGGGCATAGGCGTTCGCCGGCAGGCTCGGGTCGGCGCTGCGCGCACTCGCCACATAGGCGGGTTCGTGCACGTGCGCGCGGCCGCGCAGCACTGTCATGAAGTCGGCGTCGAAGGCCTCCTTCCACACTGGCTGCAAGGCAACGAGGTAGGTCCGCTCGCCGGCTGCCGTCGGCAGGTCGCCGGCAATGATCCCGGTCTCGCCTGTGAGCACGCGGTTTGCGCACCACATCGCCTTGCGATCCCAGGTGACCGGCGTGCTCGTCACGTCGTAGAAACACCAGCCACAATTGGGGCCGTGCAGACCCGACTGGTGGCTGGCCAGGTCGGCCTCGATGCGCACGCTGGTGCCAGCCTTCACCGTCACCCGGGCGACGATGTTGATCCAGCCGCCAACGTCGCCCTGGTCATCGGCGGCAAGCCGCAGCACATAGGGCGCCGTGCCGCTGATCGTGGCGGCCGCCGGGTTGTGGATTTCCGCATCCTCGGACGGCGCGTTGACAACGGGCGCCAGGCCAGGGTCGGCAAGCGTTGTGAAGGTCGTGCCGGCAAGTGCGACCCAGGCCGAATTGCCGTTCACATTCCGTGCCCGGATGCGCGCGTAATAGGTCGTTGCCGCGGCAAGCCCGCTGGCGGAATAGCTACTGGCGTTCGCAGCCGGACCGAACGATATCAAGCCTGAGGCGAAGTCGGCGGCGGTCGACAGTACGATCTCGAAGCCTGTCTCATCGGCTGAATTGTCGCTCCAGGCGAAATCGGCAGCGAACGCACCGGCCGCTGTCAGCGCAAAACCCGACGGTGCTGCCGGCACGCTGCCGCCCGTCGTCGGTGCCGCTGCCTTGTACGGGTGTGCGGCCGGCAAGCTCGCGGTATGGCCGCGCTTGTGCGCCGCCCAGCCAAATAGTCTGTCGATGTCGGCGGCCGCGAGCGGCGCGCTGAACAGCAGCAGCTCAGCCATGTCGCCATTCAGCCGATAGGCGCCGCTGCTGCGTCCAGCGCCAATCTTGCGCAGGCTCTGGACTGCGTCGTACTCGGCATAGATCATGACGCCCGTTGTCGTGAATCCGCTCGCAATGCTGACATCCTCGCCGCTGGCGGTCAGCGCGTTGCCATTGACTGCCCCCCGCCCCGTCTGCGCGCCGGCGCCATCAAAGGACAGTTCCTGCGTGTCGGCCAGTAGTAGCAGTTCCGGACTCGATGCCGTCGCGTGCGCCATGACGGCATGGTCGTTGCTGCCCACTGACGGGTTCACATAGGGTAGCACCACGAACAGGGCACGCACATTGGCCGATGTGGCGCCGCCCGCGGCATCGCCGTCGTAGTTGAGGCGCTGGCCGGTCGTCGTGCTGTCGGCGTTGCCGCGAAACTCTGCCGTACCATTGGCGCTGTTCAGCAGCGGGCCTGAACCCGCCACCGTCTGGCCAAGTTTCAGCCCGCCGGCGATGCGGTTCTCAACCGCAGTGATGCGTCCGCCGGCATCGGTGAGAATGCCAGCAAGATTGTCGAACCCGTACCAGGCAAAGCACGCTGGCAGCAGATCGGGTGTCCAGAGCGCCATGGTTTATCTCGCTTCAGGCCGGATCGCCGATTTCGATGTCCCAGCCGCCGAAACTGACGCTGCCGCCAGCGGCGAGCGCGGTTGTCGGGCAGGTGGTGAC